ATCTCATCCAATCGAATTTTTTTCAGACTTTTATTGTAGGAAATTAAAGTGCTCTGAATATTTCTAGCGTTTAATTTTAGTTTTTTTACTTGTGCTAAATCCATATTACGTTGCTAGAATACCGTATTCTTGTGGTGAAGACATTATATAAGGATTTGTAAGATCAAAAGATGGAATGGCTGGAACATCAGTTGCAGATCCCATGCTTGGTTCAGGCACTGCCATTTGCTTATTTGATGCCAAATTGATAGGTGGCATCTGAAAAGGAACCATTGAAGATCTTCTTTGTGGTTTTCGATATGCCTGAACTGGATTTTGAGTTGTTTTTACTTTTGGTTGTATAAGTCTACTTATAGAGTCATCAATAGAAGTGGATGACTTTTGAGCAACAGGTGTTATAGATGGTGTAGATTCTACTAATGGTTGTATCGCAGGTTGTGTATTAGGAGTTACAGGACTTGTTGGGGTTATATTTACAGATGCTACTTCGGATGTTGGTTGTGCAGACTGTGCAATATTTTGACTTTGAGGAGGTCCAGATACTGGTTCTACAAATTTATTTGAAGACGTTTGCTGATCAGAACCTTTTGTTGCGGGTGGTTTAATAGTTGGAGTTTGAGAGATATCTGATGGCCCACCCTTACCTGTTCCTTCTTGTGGTGGAATGTTAGAAACTTGTCCAAAAAGATTTGGATTTTTTTTAAGTTCTTTAAGTTTCTCTTTTTGTATTAATCCCTTTAACTCATTATTAAACTGAGTTAGTAAATTAGTAAATCTTTTAGTAATTCCAAGTTGAATTGCATTGTTTTGCTCTTGTCTACCAATAGCATCCTGAAAAGCATTCCATAATCTTCCAGCATTATCATTAATATCTTTCAATAGTGGTCTGAAGAGCATCGCAGAACTGGTTCTGATAACTTCTTCACCAGGAGCAAGCATAGCGGGAACACTATCAATAGTTCCAGGTCCACTACCACCAACCGTACCACCCTGAGATAGGCGTACTCCTGCGGGTGATTTTAAGTACTCAACAAAATTTTTAAATTGACTTTTTACTAGATTTTCTGCAGTTGTACCAGTAAAACTTGCAAAATCTTCGATTGATTTTAATCGACTAGGATCAGATCCAGATCTCTTAAATGCTGGATTTTGCTTTAAGAATTTTAAGAATTTATTTGTTAAAGTTGGACTTCTTAAAACATCAGTAGGACTTCCTGGAATATTTCTTAAAGTAGTACTTATTGGATTTATTGGTCTTTTTGGTATATTTCTTCCACCACCACTTAAAGTTCTAAATGCTCCGGACGCTCTTCCAAAAGCACCAGCTGTTGCCGTACCAGCTGCAATATCACCTGCTGGTCCTTCAAAGGGACTAATAAATGCTGCTGCTGTTAATGCACCAAGACCTAATCCTAATGCGCCATATCCAAGTGTTTGTGCTAATGGTGTATTGTACCAAGGTGTTTGTGGTTTATTGGTTGGTTGTCTTGGCGTTATTGGTTGTGTTGGACTTGGTTGAAATATTGGTGAAACTGGAATTGGTGGTCTTACAGGTCCACCAACTGGAGGAGCAGGTACTTGTTTTGGAGCAAAATATGGAGTGAATAACTTAACATATTGTGCAACACTACCTGCTATACATGCATAGACACCTTTACAAAAATCTGGACTTCCTGGAGCAGGTCCCTGCGGACCTCCACCTCTTGGACCCGGACCTCCACCTTTTGGACCGCCACCTCTTCCATATGGAGGTTTAGGAATTAAGTCAAGTAATTTTTTAATTCCTTTACCAACTCGATAAATCTTATATAAAAATCCTAATAGTTTACCAACTACGAGAACACGAACAATCCATCTCCAATGTTCAGCAATAAATCCAAAAAATTTACCTACTTTCTCCCTGTTTCCTGGATCTTGTAACCATTTCCATGCAGTATTTACAAGAATACCAGTAAGTATAATACTAAAAAACTCAACAATTTTATCAAATATTGACTTTGCTGGTGCGGTTACTTTGTTAAAAGCTTTTAAAATTCCACCACGAATTTTATTTGCTGCCTCTATTCCCCTTTCCTTTGCACTAATTCTCTGCTTATAAACCGATGCCTTTGAAGCAGATAATGCTTGTTTTTTCTCAGTTTGTCTTGCAGCAAAATCTAATGACAATTGTTTTTGAATCTCAACTAAAATTCTATTTGTCTCTATAAGAGTAGAATTTACAATCTCAGTATTTTTATTTGTCTGTTTTACTTCTGCCTGTAATGCCTGAGTCTGTGATGTCGCTTGCGTTTGCTGAGGTTGAATAAAATTAAAGCTAGAAGTTTTAAGTTTTGGTGTAGCAGCAGCGGCACTAGAAAATACAGAGGAAGATATGGTTCTTCTTCCAATCTTTGGTACTGATGGTGCTTTAAAAAATGGTTGATTTTCTAATGCCACTTACTGCTGCCTTTGGTTTTCTTCTTCAATATATTGTTGAAGGAGAGCTACATAAATCTCTCTTTCCCAAGGAATCATATTTTCTAACTCTGTCAAAGAGTATTTATGATGCTGCATGAGGGCAAAATTAGTTTTATAGTATGACTCAAGATTTGTATGAGCCATCACTAACTGAAAAAACTCGCTAAACCCTCCAATACAATTTCATTCTCCTTTTTGGTCTTAGGATTCTTCACAACAACAGTATGAGATAATTTTGGCATTGTTGTAAAGAAAGACTCAATTTCTTTGAACTGTTTAGTATTCATTTGTTCAATGAATTCCACCATTTCTTTCTTAGTGCAATCAGATGCTGACCAGCATTCATCTTGTGTATAGACCATATCAACACAAGAAACAATCATATTCAGAGATTTATCAACATCTGCATTTGTTTCTTGAAACTCAAAGTTATTTTCAACAAATTGTTCAAGAGAAGGATATTTCATTTTCATTGATAGATTATCATCGATTTTAATAATATTAGAGTGATCTTTATCTTTCTGAACTTTAATCTCATCAATATCAATCTCAGTTGCTACCTGCGTTTCACCATCATCTGGACAAGTAACATTGACTTCAATTTTCTCTCCGACTGACTTTGATCTAACATTTAAGAAAATATATTCAATATCAAAAGTAGCAAGTTCAGATACTGATACTCCTTTTGTTTGAATACATTCATTCAAAATTTGAACAATTGCGTCAGAAATCTGTTTCATATCTTCAGACTCTAACGCCATAATAAGAATTTTTTCTTCTCTTACTAGAAAGGGGCGATATCTAATCTTTTTTCCAGTAGATGGAATTTCCAACTCATAGGTTGGAGTAGAAATTTTTGGTAAAGGCATAATCTCCTATACAAATCAGTTGGAATTATTTATGGTACAGGTGGAGCTGGTGCGTATTGTGCTTGATAAACAGCATTGGAGACAGTTTGAGTAATAATTGTACCTCCAGAAAGTAGATCAATCGTCCAACTACCATCTGCATTTTGAACAGATCCAACAATAGTTGGTCCAGCAGAAAACTCTCTAAACAACCTATATCTATCATAATTCATCGTAACAGTAACTTTCATAATCTCAGCTTCACCATATGCTATTGGAATTGAAGAAACAGATTTTGGAAAAGCATTAATTAACTGATATGTAATGCTGGTCGATCCAGTTTCTGTCCAATTCTTTTCAAATTTTTTGATATAAAATCCACTTTCATTTTTATAAAATCTTGGATAATTAAATCTACGATAATATTGACTGACCCGAAGATCTGTATATAAACTTGGTTCTGTTGGTGTAGTTTGATCACTATTTCCACCAGAAACATAATCCATCCAAGATTCAAAAAATGCTAATACATGATAATTACTGTCAACATAAAAAGTAAAATCAATATCTGTATTAATACGTGTATGAGCAAACTCTTGAGACACACCCATAAAATTATCTTTTACTTCGGCAGTTGCATATGTTGAAGTTGGGAGTGTTGCCTCAGAACATAAAAGTGATAATCTAGTTTTAAATGTAGAATTCCAGTTAACGCCATAATATAAAGTAGTATTTGCAAGATGATCTAAAAATGGAGTACTGCCATTAGATGCTGTTCCCCATCCTGGTTCAATAAAAACTTGAAAGAGATTAGTTCTCGCAAGATTGCCAAAGTAATCTCTGGCAGATAGCATTGTGAGTCCACCAATCGCTGGAATTGGCATTTCTAAATACCTATACTTGGTCTATTACTGTTATTTAGATGTCATATAAGGGAAAATATCAACCATCATATCCCAAAAAATATAAAGGTGATCCCACAAATATCATCTATCGTTCACTATGGGAACGTAAATTTATGGTATTTTGTGACACAAATGAAAATATTTTAGAATGGTCAAATGAAGAAGTATATGTTTGGTATAAATCACCTGTTGATAATAAACCTCATAGGTATTTTCCAGATTTTTTAATTAAGGTTAAAGAATCAAATGGCATGATCAAAAAATATATGATTGAGATTAAGCCAAAAAGACAGACCACTCCTCCACAAAAACCAAAAAGACAAACAAAAAAATATCTTTATGAAGCATTTGAATACGCTAAAAATCAAGCAAAATGGGCAGCAGCAAAAGAATGGTGCCTTGATAGAGGATATGAATTCAAAGTTTTTACAGAAGATAATTTAGGTATTAAATAATGCCAAGAAAGACTCTAAAAGAAAGACAGCAAAAACCAAGTGTCACAGACACTGATGATAATGTCAATAGAGTTAGAGCAGTAATTGATGGATTAGTTGGTAACGAAGATCCTGATGATATCATGTTAGAACTCTTTGAAGTTTTACAAGAATCATCAAAAGTTCCACAAATAGGAAAATTCTATATTTTTGTCTATAGACCAAAAACACCAAACATTCAATATGATCAAAATCCTTTTGTAGCAGTTAGTGATGTGTTTCAGTGGGGATTTCGTGGTATTAATTTTCACTGGGGAGAAACAAGACAGTATACTTGGGATGAAATTCCTGGTGGAATTTACGAAGTGTTTTCATCGGAGATAAAAGACTTAGAATCCCTCCCTTTTAAAAAAATCAGACTAAATAATTAAAAAAAGGATAATGCCAACTGTACTAAGATATCCTTACGAAGCAATAACTGATACAACTGATTATTTACAAATAACTATCAAGCAGTATACGAGAACTTCATTAGTTTCTCCACAACAGGCAACGCAAACTTCTGCTGCTTTTGCAACTATTACAAATACTCAGGATGTAAGCACCACCGCATCATCTGTTGCACAACTATCTCCTGATGGCATTATTCTTTTACCAATGCCATCCAACATTCAAGATGGAAATTCTGTTGGGTATGGTGATGATACAATAAATTCTTATGCTGCAAAAGCAGTTGGATACGTATCAGACAC